AAACCTGAATGTAAATACCATGTTGGTCTATCACCATTAAAATTAAGAACTATATCTTTACTTTGAATTGAAAATTTTGTATAAATATCATCAATAATATGCATAATATAATATTCATCATTTTCTTTATCTTTAACTTTCCAATACATATTTCTTTTTTGTCCGGAGTATGCACCAGCTTTTATTAATTTCATATTTCCTTTTTCTAATATAGTTACATTTTGTGGTTTTTTAATTTTTTTAGGTTCATTAAATTTAATTTCTAAATTTAATAATCTATAATCATCAGTATCATCTGTTTTAAATGTAATTTGTTTATAATTAATATCTGTAAAAAGTATTTCAATCAATGATTTATTTTTGTAATAATATAAATTATCATCAACTTTAATTAAATCTTCAAGATTTCTTTTTCCAAATAATTTTTCAATGTATTCAGCATCTATTTTTATTTTTTGATTAACTAAAAAACATTTATTTTTCTCACAATATTCAATATTCTTCTCCATAATACTATGGGTAATATGTCTTTATATATTTTTAGCAATTTTTTTTTAGTTTGTATTAAAATCAATTATTAAGTAAATATATCAAAAATATTATTTTTATAATATTTTTGATGATTATATAACGTAAATATTGTAATAATATTTAATTTGAGTAAGCAGCACCTGCCATACCTGACATAACTCTCAACACATTGTAATTGACGGCATAAATATTGAGGATAGAGTTGGAGTTGTTGCCTCCGAGGTAACTACTAATATAGGTACTGTTGGCAGCAACATTTCCAAGTCCGACCTGAACGTTCAATGTAGCATTATCAATTCTTGAGAAATTGCAACTGCCACTTGGTTGGTGGTCTTCAGGTTTCAAAGCAAATGAGTAAGTGTTAATACCGTCAGCAGGGGTATTGGTAAAGTGTTGGTAAGGTTGGACATAGTTAAAGTAGAAACCATCTCTTTCTTGGAAACGATCAGAGCCGTTAAGTTGGAGTTTAGCAAGTGATACTGGGTTATCAGTTCCATCAACATAGTTAGCATAATTGAAGTGTTGAATAATAGTATAACTATGTGCGTATAAAAATTTATAAGCAACAGAAGTAACATCAACACCACCATAGTATTCAATAAGGAAATTTTCAAGTGTATAAGACATATCTTCCATTGTGAAGTTATTTGACAAAAGAACAACGTTTTCAATTGATGCAGGAATATGTTCGTCAGCACGAGGACCAGTGATTGAGAAATTAAAGTTTGATGTTAAAAGTTGAGCAGATACTGAACTTTCGACTTTAGTGGCATCCCAGTTGGTGCTGTCAGTATGAGGAGAAAATATTTCACCAGATTCACTACTTGAAATATAAAAGTTACCTGATGCATCTTCAGTAAGACCATTTCTAGAAGCTAACCATACGAGTTTAGCGAATTTTTCAGAAGCAGCAGACCAGTCATTGTTTGAAGCAAATGTGATATAGTCGTTAGCAGTTGAGTATTTTTCAAGATGTGATGCCCATACAAGGTATTTGCATGGGTGATTGAAGTTAAGACGATATTTGTTATTTGTGGTTGATAAAGTCTCAGAGCCTGTAAACTGGAGCTGCTCGATAAGATACTCGTGTGAAGCTTGTGCGAAGCGTTTTCTTTCCTCGGAGTCAAGATAGACATAATCGATGATGAGTTGAGCATCATTCATGTTGATACTTTGTACAGATAAGCTACTGTTAGAATTTAATGTATTAATGCATTGTGCAGCTGATCTAAAATCGATTGTTACACGTACGTCGTGATATTGTAAAGCAATAAGAGGGAGGGCTAATCCGTTGTTTCTGTTGAACCAGAATTGGAGTGGGACATAGAGTTGGTAAGCTGGTTTGTCCATACCATCAATGTTGGTAAGAGCGGGAACATCACCAATCATGCGGGCAAAGCCACGTTCTTGGCCAGTCTTGTGACTGAGTTCCCACCAGATGTTGAGCCAGTCACCATATTGTTCATCGATTTTGGAGCCACCAATTTCGATTTTGTAATGTTGAACAATAGCAAGACCAAGTCTTTTAACATATCCCCAGTCATAGACAGCGGTGTCACCTTGAATAGCAGGGAGAGAGATGTTAACATACATGTTAGTAATTAAATCACCGTTTCTGTTGATGGTGCAAGTAACGGTTCTACCAAAGTCGGCAGCACCGGTGAAGGTTTGAGGAATTGGTTCAACAGCGAAATTGGTATGTCTTCTGTAGATAACTTTGAAAAAAGTGATTTGTGCGCTACCAGTAAGGTAAACGTCTTGGGCTCCATAAGCCACTAATTGCATAAGGCCACCTCCCATGTGTATATATACTTTACAATAGAAAAAAAAATAAAAAAAAATATTTTTAAATATTTTTAAATTAAAAAATATTATTGAGAATTCAAGTTTTTCAGCCAAAAAGTTAATTTTTAGATAAAAAATTTTTATTTTTTATAAAATATTACTATTTTTTAAGCATTTTATTAATGTATTCAATTTATTTTTACATTCGTTTATAATAAAAAGTGATTAAATTATTGCATCATTGTTTTTTTCTATTGCAATTATTCATTTTGGTGTAAAGAAATACTACCATATAATTATATGGATTTATTAAAAATTTTTAAACTAAATAAATATCGATATAAACAAATTTTTAAGATTTTTTTTTATAAGATGTAATATGTAAAAAAATATTATTTAATAATTTATACAAATTAAAATTTTTACTATATGGATTAAAACGTATAAATTTACAACCATCTATTTTTTTTGAAATATATTCTTGTCTAATAATATCATTTTCTTTATTTATTGTGCGATTATGATGATTTTCATCACATTCAATTATTAAATTATATTCTATAAAATACAAATCAACAAAATATGTATCAATAGAATATTGATCTTTAATGTGAAGAGACTCAAAAGTAGTCATTATACATTTTATGATATCTGTTTCAATTGCTGTATAATATTTTGTTTTTATGTCTAATTTTATTTTTTTTGCAAAATCTATACATTTTATTTTTCTACTTTTAATTATTAATTTTAATAAACCATCATATGTTACAAATAATTTATTTTGATTTCCACCATTTGTTTTTCTTATAAATTTTTTTTTATATTTTTCTTCAATATTTGTTATATTTTGTCTAATATTTTTTAATCCTATAATTTTTTCAATATCAGTTATAGAATAATATGTATAAGGTGATGTTTCATTAATTATTATATCACATTCATAATTTTCTTTAATTATTTTTGAAATTTCTAATTCTAATTCTTTAGTCATATAATTTTATATAATTAACACTAAATAAATTTAAAAATCAATTTTTATTATGGGATACAACTAGTAAAATCATAATTTTTAACGAATAACTGGAAAAATAATAAATAGTAAATATCTTTAATGTAAAGTATTAATTTTTTACGTTTATTATAAGTATATTTATTTATATACTAATATAAATGTTAAGTATAATTCAAAATATTCCCAATATAAATATTTACCCACTGACTTATGTATTTGAACATATGAAATTAAAACACAAACCAAATACATTATGGTTAGAGTTTGGTGTAGCTAGTGGAAAAACAATAAATTATATATCTGAATTTACAAATGAAAAAGTATATGGTTTTGACAGTTTTGAAGGCTTACCTGAAAAATGGAGAGATGGTTATAATAAAGGAGCATTTAATAGAAATGGTATATTACCAAAAGTAAACAGTAATGTAGAATTAATAAAAGGCTGGTTTAATGAAACATTACTCAATTTCATACAAACACATGATAAAAAAGTTTCATTCATTCATATAGATGCAGATTTATATAGTTCAACAAAATATATTCTCGATGTTCTGAAAAATTATATGGATAAAGATTGTATTATTATTTTTGATGAATTAGTAAATTATCAAGGTTTTGATGGAGACAATGGAGAATTGAGAGCTTTTTATGAATTTATAATAGAAAATAATGTAGATTATGAGTGGATTGGAATGAATGGATTACCATTTGGTATGTCTGGTTATCATCACGAAAATGTAGCATTAGTTATTCATTCTATAAATTAAAAATTTATTAGACACGTATTACTTATATTTTATATTTTTATCAAAATAAGAATAATTATTATTATAAATATATAAAAAATAGTTTTAGAAAAATTATAAAAAATTGTATAACCCGGGTCTATTTTTTGATCTAAATTAAGTTTTTTAAGAATATTTTTTAATATTAAAGCAAATAATCCATTTGTAAAAATATCAGCATCTGCCCAATGTTTTGAATTTTCAGTAGGTGGAAATAATTGATAACATAGTGGTTTATAGTATGTATATTTATTTTTAATAAATATATTTGTAAAATAATCCCAGTCTTTAATATTTTGTTGTTTTATAGTCAAAATATATTCTCTATATTTTTTTGAATAAATAATAGAATGACATCCAAGACTTAATATATTTTTATAATTATATTTATCATAAGGTATCAATAAAAATGGTACTATTCCAAGATAATATAAAAAATGCTTATTTTTTTTTTTATTTAAAAAATGATTAATATTATCAATATTGAATTTTTTTTTAATATCTGGTGAAAAAATAAAATCATCTTCTAAAATTAATATATTATCATAATTTTCTTTCTTTGCATGTTTTAATATTGTTAAAAATGCATCAACTAAATCTATTGGTGGTGTAATTATAAATTTTTGTTTATGACATTTTTTATAACCTTTATTAAATACTATATAAACAATTTTAGTTGGTTTGTATTTTTCTAATTGATTAAATACGTGATCTAATCTACCATTATTTTCTAAATTAATTATATATGTTGCATCAATAGTATTTTTAAAGATTGGATCATTGTACATATATTTTTGAAATGTATAACAGTCATCATCCATTACACTATTTGAGATATAAAATAATCAAATATAATAATATTTATAATATAGTTTATAATAATGTTATACATAGTAACTTATGCAACACATAGTGATAAATATATTGAAACATTAAAAGACAGTTGTCCAGATGTTATTATTTTGGAAGATACTGATAGTAAAATAAATGAAATCATTAAATTTTGTAAATCAAAAGAAGAAGATGATATAATTTGCGTTATTGATAGTTTTAACATAGTTGTTTTATCATCAAAATCAGAGATTGAAGAAAAATTTAATAGTTTAAATTGTGATCTCTGTTTTTCAAAAGATATAGTACCGAAAACTATTTTAGAAAAATATATTCAATATAAATCTTTGAATAAATATAATAGGAGTGACTTGAATTCAAGTATGTATATTGGAAAAGCACATTCAATAGTAAATTTCTGGAATAATAATTCCGAAAATTATAAAATAGATGTAGATTATAAAATAGATGTAGATAATATAATATTTAATTCATGTATAATAACATCACATGAAACTGATGTACCAGATATAAAAAGTAAATTTTGGTATTCTGAACTAATACTAATAATTATTTGTTTATTAATTTTATTTTTAATAAAAGATAAATTATTCGGATTTAAAATATGTTTAATATTATTTTTAGAATTTATTCATTATGAATTATTTGTTAAACATATTGATCATTCTCATACTAATAAGTATATGTATTGTTTATGTAATATAATACATGAAGCTATAAATGTATATATTTATTATTTATGTTTTGATTTTAAATGCGCTTCAGATAATTTAATGTTAATTAATATATTTTATTTAATAAATATATCATTAGTTTTTATTTTCAAAAAATGCATATTTACAACATTGAAAAATAAAATATTAGATATTGACGATGATTTTGGTAAAGTAACAAATAATAAAAAATATAAATTCTTTTATGACATTAATGAAAAATATGAAATTACAAAAGATAATAACATACAGACTTGGTTTAGTGAAAATACTTTTATGCTTATATTAGTTTTATTTTTGAATTTATATTGTTTCTTACAAAAAAATAAAATTATCTAAAAGATGAATTTATATTGTTTCTTACAAAAAAATAAAATTATCTAA